ACCATTTTACGCACTGAAATGGAGGCTGGTCTTGCACGCCAACGCAGGCGTTTTACAAATGCGCCCACAAAAGTATCTGTGCGTTGGATCATGCGCCGTGATCAATACGCTATTTTTGAAGGTTGGTATCGCTGGCATGCAAAAGAAGGTGCAAATTGGTTTTCTATTACTTTGCTGGGCGGCTTAGGGCTTTTAGATCAAGAAGCCAGATTTACACGGCAATTTGCATCGCGATTGCTCGCGGGTGGAACGCTTTGGGAGATTACATCAGAGTTAGAAATTCGGGAGCGCCCTGTTCTTGATGAAGGTTTGCTCAATCTTCTGCTTAGTGAAGACCCACAAGGGATAATATTTGCGGTGAACAGCCTTCATACGTTGGTGCATCAAACACTGCCCATTCAAATGAATTAAACAAACAAAGGAGAGATTAAAATGACCTTGCAGACTGATCTGCAGGATGCTGTTGCACGCGTGGAGAGTGACAGTCAAATTCTGCATAATATTATTCACGGTGATGACCAAACAGAAGTGCCTACCGAGGGTGGCAATGTTAAAACGCCTGCCAAAGCCATCAAAGATATTGAAGCTACCATTCAAGCAGGTTTAACAGACCTTGAAGCGACGGCGGATCAACTGGCAGATGCCGTCGATACCGTTTCGCAAAAAGCCGATGAAGCTGAAACACATGCGCAAACAGCGCAAACTGTAGCAAATAGCTTAAACCTTCCCACGGATTTAAATGGCCGTGCAGGCCAATTATTAGCCATTAACGAAACAGAAGATGGTTATGAGCCGATTGAGTCTAAGGCCGTGTTTTACGGCTTGAGAAAAGATGGTGCGAAGCTGATCGCCGTATCTGGTGAAGGCACATTTGATGCCAGTGAATTCCCAGTATGGATGATTGGATTACCCGGAATGAATTACGCCGTTAACGAAAACGGCCATTTACTTATTAACATTTAAAAGGAGAACATTATGGCTGTTATTGATCTTGGAAATATTCGTATTAATTGGCGCGGTGCGTATGATGCAGGCACAACCTACGTCAAAGACGATGCCGTATCTTATCAAGGCTCGAGCTTTATAGCGTTACAGGAAGTTTTGAATTCAATTCCCGTTGAAGGAAACGACTGGGGAGTTCTTGCCGCTGGCACGGATCAGCTAAGCCAAGAAGGTGATTTATTGATTCATGATGGTGCTATTCCTGCGCGGTTAGCTAGAGGTAGCAATGCACAAGTTTTGCAGATGGTTGGCAATCAACCGGCATGGCGCGATCAATCTTTAAATCCGTCACGCCGTGTTTGGAAAATCGCCAAAGTCAATGGCATGGGCGGTTGGTACACACGTGTTTACCTCATGGCCGATGGTACGATTAAGGCTTGCGGATATGGCGGCAACTATTCAAATGGTGATCCTAATGGATCGCATATTTATCTGCCAAATCGCGTGGCGACGGAAGATCCTGATGTGCGTTTTGTCGATGTGTTTTCAGGCGGGATGCAGCATTACGGTTTAACCGCTAATGGTGAGGTCTGGTCATGGGGATATAATAATTATGGCCAGCTCGGTCATGGTGATACTGCCAATCGCGCTGTTGCCAAACGGATAGAATTTTTTGTTCAAAATAATATTCAGATTGCAAAGATTATCCCGGGTCGTCCTAATTATTATGATCATGCGTGTGCGTATTTCTTAACGACCGACGGAAAGGTTTATGCTTGCGGTATAAATTCAAACGGTAACTTGGGCAACGGTACATCAGCCAATCAATACACACCTGTGCGATGTGGGTCTTTAATTGATATTGTTGATGTTTCAGTCTCTGGGCTTCCCCATACGGTTTATGCCATTCAAGATAATGGCGCATTATGGGTCTGGGGATATAATGCTCAAGGTCAATTAGGACTTGGTGATACCACCAATCGTCAAACACCTATTTTACACTCATCCATTAATACTGCTGTGAAAGCTGTCGCATCATGTGGCTACAACACGGCAGGAGCTGGCCCAACTGGGCATGGCTTAGTTCTTCTTTCCGACGGTTCAATATGGAGCGCTGGGTATAATGGCTATGGCCAACTGGGGCATGGCGATACCACCAACCGCACGAGCTTTTCACAAATAAGCCATAGCGAGAGCTTTATTGACATTTTTGCAGGTGATGGTCGCTATCCCGTATCAGGTGGAATTACTGATCAGGATGAAGTCTACCTATGGGGTAATAATGGCTATGGGCAGCTTGGCACCGGCAATACGACGAACCAGCTCTCACCCTTTAAACCTAACGGCTCTTTTCAAGGCAATGTTTCCCGCGTGCGTATAGGCGGCGGGGCCAGTTATGACGGGTGCATTATCCAATCTGGTGATGAACTGTGGGCCGCTGGTTATTCAGGCAATGGCAATCTTGGCATAGACTCAACAGCAGGCACGAATAACACGTTCAAATGTGTGTTAGGTCAATCAGGTGTTATCGAAGATTGGAATTGTTATGGGCATGGCACAGCCTCTTGGGGGTTGGGTGTTTTATATGACGATGGACGCGTCGATGCCTCTGGAGATAATAACTCCTACGGAGAAACCGGTACACAAACGGGCAATTTGCACGACGTTAAAACCCTCAAAAATGTAATCTTTTAAGGAGAAAATCATGAAAATTAAATCATATTTAATCAGCAAAGCACCCAGCTTTGCTGAAAGCGAAGTCGCGCCTATTCACTTAGGTGATTTAGATGATCGGCACTATTACGCTTTTGCTAAAGGGGTGAAGCCCGCCAAAGGTAGCAAGAATGTTGAAGACAGTGAGCTGGAAGACGTTATTAAATCCAGCCTGCTTATTCAGCAAATCAAGGAAGAAGCTGGTCGCCGTATTAATGCCGTTGCACCTTCATGGAAACAACAAAATGCGCTGGCAGATTTGTATCTTTTGGATGGCAGAGATGATCTAGGCGATGATGAAAAACAAGACCTTATCGAAGCCCAAGACCTGCTTGCTCGTGTGAAAGAGATCCGCAAGCGTTCTGATGAGATTGAAAATTCATTCATTGATGGTGTGGCGCTAGATTATCTGAATGACAAAGCGTGGGAGGATGCCAAAGATGCCGAATAACGCATTATCAGAAGCCCTGCGGGAAGCCTATGCTTCTGCGCCGAGTGATGTTGTTATTTTGCACACGCTAGAATTACGCCATCCATCTTTTATCGATGATGATGGGAAATCCATTGCCATTCGGGTGGTGCGCGATAACCAAGAGCTAACAGCACGGCTTGAATCTTCTGCGCCTTTAGATGGCGGTGCGATGGTTGATTTTATCGCGATGGGTTTTGATTTGGAATTACCGCCTGTTGATACTGCGCCTGTGCCTGAAATCAGCATTACGCTGGATAATGTTAGCCGTGAGATTGTCACGCATCTGGATCGCGCTGCTGAAAGTCAGGATAAAATTGAGATCACCTATCGCCCATATTTATCAGATGATTTTGAAGGGCCTCAAATGGACCCACCATTTACGCTGGTATTAACGGAAGTCAGCGCGGATGCATCACGCGTGACCGGCAAAGCCCGCATGCTTGATGTCGGGAATAAAGCCTTTCCGTCAGAAACTTACAATGCATTACGTTTTGCGGGCTTAACAAGATAAGGAGGCGAGATGACACATTGGGCAACAGATTATATTGGCAAGCCTTGGAAGGTGGCATCAGATGGTCCTGAAGACTTTGATTGCTGGGGACTGGTTGTTGATATTCATCGCCGATTTTATGGCCTTGAGCTTGAGATTATCCCCGTTGAGGAAAGCAATCTGCGTCAGCTGATCAAAACCTTTGATGCGCATCCTGAAAAGCAAAACTGGGATACTGTTAAAAATCCGATAGAGGGTGATATTGCCCTCATGCGTCAAAGCCGACATCCCATTCACGTTGGCGTGTGGCTCGATGTTGATGGCGGTGGGCTACTTCACTGCATGCAAGGCGCTGGCGTGGTGTTTCAAAACCTCCAAAGCCTCAGCCTAACAGGTTGGAAAATTGAAAATTATTATCGTTACAAAGGAGAAATGAGCGATGGCTCAAATTGCCATTCATCATAACCCATTTCATCTGCATCTAAACGTTGATTTGTTCACCCCGAAACTCGGGCAAACAATACGTGGCTGGCTTGATGAACGCGGCATCGTAGAATTCACAAAGCCAACATTGTGTCTTGTTGATGGTGAACCTGTGCTTAAAAAAAACTGGGCACTGGTGGTTATTGCCAAAGATACGGTGATCAGTTTCATCACGCTTCCTCAAGGCGGCGGTGGTGGCGGTAAAATCCTGCGGACGGTTTTAACCATTGCCGTCATGGTGGCTGCGCCTTATGCGGGTGCGGCGCTTGCAGGCACGCTGGGCGTAACGAGCGCTATTGGTACATCGCTTATTACCGCTGGGATTGCTTTGGCTGGCTCAGCGCTGGTTAATGCGCTTATTCCGCCGCCAATGCCAAGCTCTGCGATCAGTAATTATAACGCCACTAGCCCCAGTCCAACATATTCCCTGCAGGCGCAAGGCAACCAAGCCCGCCTTGGTGAGCCAATACCTGTTGTGTACGGTCGGCACGTTGTGTATCCCGATTTTGGTGCAACGCCTTATGCAGAATTTGAGGGCAATGATCAATTCCTTTTCCAGCTCCATGTGATTGGTCAAGGTGAATATGATATTGAGCAAATCCGCATCGAGGATACGCCGATCAGCTCCTTTGAGGAGATTGTGTATGAAGTCATTCAGCCCAATGGCGCAGTCAGCTTGTTTGATACGGATGTCGTCACTGCGCCAGAGGTTGCAGGGCAAGAGCTTCTAAATATTGCCGATGGTGGGGATTGGATTGGACCGTTTGTTGTAAACCCTGCTGAGACAACAACGGATCTGATCAGCCTTGATATTATTATGCCCAAGGGGCTGTATTACGCGAATGACAGCGGCTCTTTAAACAATCGAACGGTTACATGGGAAGTGCAAGCACGCCTTATCGATGATGATGGCGCGGCTTTAGGCTCATGGATCACGCTGGGAACAGAAACACATACGGCAAACACCAATACAGCCATTCGCAATACCTATAAATATTCTGTGGCGGCGGGGCGGTATGAGGTTCAAGCGATCCGCACCAATGCCAAAGATAATTCTGCCAGAGCTGGCAATGATTTAAATTGGAACGCGCTGAAAGCCCATTTAATTCATACCCCTAATTTTGGGAATGTAACATTGCTGGCCATGAAAATGCGGGCAACGGATAATTTATCTCAGCGCTCATCGCGGATGGTGAATTGTATCGTAACGCGCAAATTATCAATTTGGGATGATCAAAATGGCTGGAGCAGTGTTCAAGTCACACAATCTATCGCGTGGGCGATGGCTGATATTTTAAAGGCAAGCTATGGCGCGGATTTAGAAGATAGCCGGATTGATCTGCAGGCGCTGGTGGCGCTGGATATGATTTGGCAAACGCGCGGCGATACATTTAACGGTGTTTTTGATAGTAAGCGCACAGTCTGGGACGCTTTAACGCAAGTGGCGCGGTGTGGTCGCGCTATTCCGTTTTTACAAGGTGGACTGGTTCGATTTGTGCGGGATGAGCCGAAGACGCTACCTGTTGCCTTGTTCTCCCCGCGCAATATCGTAAAGAGCAGTTTTAAAATCGACTATGTGATGCCAGGCGAAGATACGGCAGATAGCGTCACCGTTGAGTTTTTTAATCAAAAGACATGGAAGCCAGATGAAGTGACCGCCAGCCTTCCAGATAGCAATGCAGAGCAACCAGCCACTGTTTCGCTTTTCGGCTGTACGAATAAAGATCATGCTATGCGTGAAGGTCTGTATATGGCGGCGGCTAATCGTTATCGTCGGCGCATGGTTAATTTTAGAACAGAGCTGGAGGGCTTGATCCCGACCTATGGTGATCTGATCGCCATCTCTCATGATATGCCGCGCTGGGGTGAAGCTGGCGACGTGGTCGCGTATGAGCATCCTATCCTGATTTTGTCTGAGCCAGTGACATTTAAAGATGGCAATAGCCATTACATCGCCTTGCGCAAGCGTGATGGTTCGATCAGTGGTCCGTGGGAAGTCGTCACTACTGGAAGGGAAACGCAAGTCGAACTGCTCGATGAAATTGATTTTGCGCCCTACACAGGCAGTGCAGAAGAACGCACGCACTTTTCCTTTGGTATTGGAGAGGATTGGGCTGTGCTGGCGCGTGTCACAGCCATCAAGCCACGTGGCGATCTTATTGAGATTGCCTCTGTCGTTGAAAATCCGCTGGTGCATACCGCCGATATCTAAAAAACAAAACTAACTAAGGAGAAAAAGCATGACCCCTGCAGAATGGGGCTTGGCTGTGGGCATTATCGCTCACAGTTTGGCCATACTTGTTGCGCTCGTAAAGCTGACCTCATGGATCAGCTCACGCCTAGCCATTTTAAATGCTCGTCTAAACACCGTCGAAACCCTCGTCAATAACGATATCACGGGACGCAAAGTTGTCGGTGAAATGCGCGAAGATCTTGCCGCCATAAAAGTGCAGATCATTGATATCCGCGACGATCTCAAATTTTTACGTACCCCTAAATAATCAATTTCAACAACTCAAAAAGGAGAAAATACTATGCTTACATTACTTGGAAGCCTGATCGGCTTTATTTCATCTGCGTTCCCAGACTTTCTGAATATTTGGCAGGATCGCAGCGACAAAAAACATGAGCTTGCCATTCTTGATCGGCAGATGGAGGCACAAAAGCAAGGGCATAATCAACGCTCGGAAGAAATCCATGTGCAGGCTGATATTTCAGAAAGCCAAGCTCTTTACAAACACGCAAGCCAGCCTAGTGGTGTGCGCTGGGTTGAAGCCTTAAGAGCATCTGTCCGCCCGATTTTGACATACGCATTCTTCGCTTTATTTGCGACCGTCAAAATATCAGCATTGCTCAATCTACTCGATAGTGGCGCACCCATCACCGACAGCTTAATTGCCATTTGGGATATTGAAACACAGGCTCTTTTTGCTGCGGTTATGTCGTTTTGGTTTGGTCAGAGAGCGCTTTCAAAGTTTCGTTCAAATAGCTGAATAATAACATCTTATTCAGTTGATTAAGTTCCGAAACGAAGCGTTACTGATAGAACAAAAGAAAGGATGAACAATGTCAAAAATTTACTACAAAGCCATGATTGAGGACATGACGAGCGATCAATGTTCGGATCGTGAAATTGAATGTTTGCTGGATCATTATCAAGCGGTGGTGAAGCAAGTTGGATTGGCCAGAACAGCATTTTATGATCTGGCCGACTTCCCCTTAGCCCTAAAATATAAGGTCGATAAATTTAAGCTGAAAATTGACCGCAAAATGGTCTTAGACCAAGAGCAATTTTGGGGCGTATTTACGAGCGGCGATAAAAAACTAACGGTCATTGCAACGCTGGAGAAACATTAATATTTAACGGAGGCTAATATGCGTCATATTACACAAGAAGGTATAGATTTAATCAAACGGTTCGAGGGCTTCTCTCCAACCGTTTATTTTTGCCCTGCAGGATACCCAACAATCGGCTACGGCCACGTCGTTAAAAAGGGTGAGGATTTCTCTGGCGGGATCACTCAAGGTGAGGCTGAAGAGTTACTGCGCTTAGATGCTCAAATAGCAGAACGTGCCGTCCTGCGCTTAATTACAGTGCCATTAACGGACGGGCAGTTTGATGCACTGGTGTCATTTACCTACAATTTAGGATCAGGCGCACTACAACGCTCAACCCTACGCCGCGTCATTAATCGTAAGAACCACCAGAATGTTCCGGCTCAGCTTATGCGCTGGGTCTGGGCTGGTGGCCGTAAGTTAAGAGGGCTTGTAAGGCGCAGGGAGGCAGAGACTAAGGTTTACACTTTATAAGTAGTATTTTTAGATTATGCCTTAAAAAATAGAGAAGAAGATCGGAAACATTTAGGCACCACTCTCCAGTGGTGCCAATGTTATACTAACTTTTTCAGAAAGACTAACGTGCGCATGTGTGTGTTAATAATTTGAGTGAAGCGCATATTTAATATACTTCTTGGCTACGCTTTGCGTCAAGCTCTTTACTAAAATTGAAGCCTTCCCAAGTTGTGAACCATAATTGTTTGGGAGTGTTAGCCACTTGAAAATTAATCAGGTCATTCTGCAGATTTGCATCGTTTATATTATATGCCTGCAGAATTTTTTTCTTAGTCTCAGTTTTTATAAAAGGGCACGAAAGCATATCAAAAAACAACATCGTATGCTCGGAGCTCTTTCTTCGAATCTTTTCATCACACTGAAACTTTTCAATCACCATTTTTTCAACTAAATTCCGCAAATTACGGTATTTGGCTTTTTCTCTCATATAATATAAAAGTACCGTTAAGGAGAAATAATTTAGGCAGCTATTCTTTCTTGGATTTTCACTCTCCAAGTCCTCTATACCAAAGTATTCCGCTAAAATATCTTCATCCAACCAATATTCTTTTCCTAACTCTGCCAGTGCAATCAACAAATATAAAGTTTCAACTTGCGTTGCATCGCTACATTTATTCTTCTTCATAACAAGAGTAATATTGTCGTAGATGCATTTAAAAACTCTGTGCTTGTTCTCAGAATTCTTGATATTAGAAGTTTGTGTATTTTTCTCAGGACAGAATTTTGAGCCCTTCAAATAGGACAGGAATGTCTTTAAGATTATACAAAGCTTTATTGTGGTATTGACCCTTGGGGATACTGAATAAATAAAAAATATAAACTGCAGAAGGGCAACGATCGCTTTTATAAAACCTTCTTCTGATCGATGATCTGGGTGGGCTTTTGTGAAATCATTGATGATTTGATGACACTTCCTTTCAATAATTGAAAAGGAGTAATTAAGCATATCTTTGTATTCGACCTGGCACTCCTTGATAATAGTCTTGAAGTCTATAATTAGCTTCTTGCTGTTAACGTAGATGCTGCCCTTTTCGTATTCAATAGGCCCTTCGTCGCTTTCCTCCTCTACTGTCTCTAATCTATATTTTAGTTCGTTTTCTAAGAGTTTGGATATTCGTTCTTTGGCGATAGACATTTCTGTTATGAGAGGCTTCTCATATTCAACTTCTTTGGCCGAATTAAGGTGTAACTTATACTCTTTAAGAACATGCTGGGCGGTTTCTACAATTGTACTTTTATCATCTTCCTCATTGTAAAAGATAAAATAATCATCCACATAACGAAGCATCTCGAAATCTACTTTGTTTTTAAGGCCATGCTCTGTTTTCAGAAGAAATTCGACCTTTTTGTCTGCAGCCTGCAAAATAATCTCAGCAAAGATTCTGGATAGTTCTGGACCTATTATGATGCCATTCGTTTCCCCATAGTTAATATTCTGCATTAACCTATCAAATTGGCCTGCAAAAGTATTATCCACGGTTTTAAGGTTTTCTTTGACCTCTTGCTTTCCGAGAAGAGCCCATGCAATTGAATGTGTGTAGATGCTATCAAAGCATTTGGAGATATCTAGCTTCAGGAGTTTGTTATATTTTTTCTCGCAACGGTGGTATCGTGGAGACTCATAGAATTTATGGATATTGCTGTAGTCTTTGTATGAAAAGAAAGATTTCTGGTTCTTGTACTCCTTATCATTTTCTTCAATGATTGAAGCATCATCAGATAATTTTGATTTGTGCAAATTGTCCTTGTAGAACTTATGTGTGGCTATTTTTCGAGGTGCGCGTATTGAAAAAGAGCTTTGCGAACAATAATAGATAATGCTTTCTTTATACTGTTCATAAAAGTTGGCTACGAGTAGCTGACTACGGGTATGAGGAACATTGAGTTCACGAAACTCCTTTTGCTTGTGACTTATTTTATAGCCAAATGGTATTAATGGGTACTCTGGCCTAGGTTGGCCACCGTTATTGAAATCATAAGACTTAATGCCGCCATTTTGGGTGGACAGACGACTTGGGTTCTCTGGCAATGCAAATAAGATATGAATGATTTTATCTAATGCATCATTGTTATTTGACTTCCATGATAGCGTGTCATCACTAATGGTAACCTTAAACTTTTCTATAAAGTCATAAACATGACGATTCGTAAAAGTCACTGGGGTTTCATAAGGTAAGACATCCGCTAAGATGGCACGCTCTTTTTTATATCTGATTTTAAGACGCTTAGGCATATTTCCAAGCCTCCATAATGTTTTCTAAATCTGCCTTTGAAAATTTATAAAAGGTTTTCTCGACGAACCCTTTTTGAAAGGACAGCTTACTAAGTCTGTTTTTTGCTCGCTCATTTTGCAATGAAGATACTTTGTGAGTTAGATAACAGTCCATCCCCTTTAAATAAGAATGATCGGTGAGAATCTTATTAGAAAAGTATATCCCCACTCGAATATTTTTCTTATTGCCAATTAAGCGTGTATTTCCAGTTAGAAACTTAATTCGCTTTATTAGCAGTCGTCGAGCTTTTTTCTCATTATATTTTAATTTTTTTTCATAATCATAAAAAGATAGATCAATCTTACTTTTATACCGATCAACTTTGGATTTTGTTATGTTTACTTTAACGTCACCGGTGCCGAATCTAAAACTATAGCCTAGATAATCAATGGTGTGCGGTGTACTTCCATTCGCCTTTATAAGAGAGGTTTTTTGACGGTTTCTTTTCAGCCCCTTTTCAATAATGTTTCTACAGAATGCTCGCAATGATTTCACGCTAGGGTTGGCGTTAGTGTATATGATTATTATGTCGTCGACATACCTTGCGTAATATAAAACATTTGGTGCGTTTCGCATCTCTTCATCCAATTCGCGCATGTGTAATTCTGAGAGGTACGCGCTTATTCCAACACCTCTTGGGATGCCCTTGAAACTCCCCCCAGGGAGTGTTCCATATTTATATAGGATCTGTTTTATTGTTTTCTTAGAATTATAAGTTAGAAGATTGTCCTCATTGATTTTTTTTATTAATTCAACCCTTGGAATGCTCTCATAAAAGCTCGAAATATCGGTTCTAATAATATATTTAGGAAAACGACCTCTTAGAGCCTCTCTCAATTGGCAAACTATATTATAACGATCCGCTTGCTTAACTTTATATAATTTACTGATATTTTTCTGTGTCTGTTTTAATGCAAAAAATTGGGCTGCTAAATTTAGTCGTTTCTCTTTAGCGAGCCCCGAATAGTCTCCAGATGAATTCGCTGCAACATAAACTTTCTTGCCGTTGATATCTCTATCTTCGAGATCTAAAGAAAAGTTTTTTTGAGTTGCTGTATCGCTAACCTTCTTAAAAGCATCTTCGAGTATTTGTTCTTTTTCCTGCTCTAAATTTGTCTTCTTTTCAACCAACTCCTGTTTCTTTTGAGTATATGCATCAACTTTATCTTCATCAGAGGGTTTCTTGAGCTCCTTTAACTCATCATTACATCGTTTGATTTTTCTTGATTTTTCATTCGCGTCTGGAAAGAAACTCCCGGCAAGATAATTACCTTTCCTGTTTTCGTAGTCAAAAATTTTACGGAAATTTTCAGCAGAGAAGGATTGATCAAGCATTCTTTACCTCCCCACAATTTCTTGTTTATCTGAATCATAACGATAATTCACAATGTCGCCGTTCAGCACGAAATGTATCGTTTGTTCAATTATATCTAATGGTGCAATGAACCATTCACGAGGTGTGTGGCGTTGGCCATTACCATCGAAAATATCAATATTCAAACAGGATGACCCAAAGAATGTGTGAAGCAACTGTTCCAATTTTTGTGGGTTCATATTGTAGCACTGGTAAGCCTCCACAATATGAACCGGTGCCATTAAATATGTTGGTTCGTTTTCCGCATTCTTAATGCGTTGTTCTACAGGAACAGTTGAGAAACCAATTTTATAGAGGTTGTTAAGTTCCTGAATATCAGTCTTTGTGCTTAACGAGCGCAAGACGTAGATATAACCTGTTGCTTCGTCTTCTTCGTTAATATTGCTAAAGCCATCCAGCAACTGATCTTCGTGCTCAGTTACGCGACGGCCATCCTTATAAAGCTCGGCTGCCAATGAACGTAACAACATGTCGGATTCTGTTCCATTCTCAAAAATACAGCGTAACCTAGCATTCTTTTTACCGTTACTTTTCTCAACTTCACCAACATCAGCCACATAAAGTAGAACACCTTTAAGAACAAAGAAATAACCCTTTTGGATTTGTTGTTCGTTCTTAAACGGCCATAGCTTTCTTTTTCCAGCTGTCAGGTCTGCCTGGCATTGAGTGAATTTAGCCTCGAATATTTCAAAATCTTTACACGGCTTACGACTGGCAACATAATCAGGCATCGTTGTTTCTTTTGAGATGTGCTTCAGCGTAAAGATGCTCTCCGCTTCGTTACCCAAAATACCCAAATCATCATCGTCAAAAATATCTTCAATAGAGCTTATTTCTGTGCGTTGGACATTGAGTAAGCCATGTCCATCAAGGCTTGCAAGCGCTTCCATCTTCTCAGCACTCTCACGAATACCGTTAAGACGAGCATAGAGTTGGTGTTCCTGAATGCCTTTACCACTTTCAGGTTCTCGTCCATTGTCTGCAACAAACTGATTGATTTGAGTAAAGGATGCAATAAGGCGCTCATCTGCAGTGACAATAGCAGATTGCTTAGGCTTAACATTTAATAGCCCTAAATCATCATCGTTTATCAGTTTTAATAAATCGTCCTTATCCACTCAATCACACCTTATAAATTTTGTTGTCTGCGCTGGTTTTGAATATATATCAGAGCCTCAGCTAATCGTTGTTCCAATGGGTCAACGGCATTGATATTTGGTTGCTGACCATTATTGTTTTGAACAAAGCTCTTAATCTTTGGCCATAGCAGCATGGCTTCTTCATCCGTCATTTGAATACGGGTGGCTTCAATTGCCTCCTGAATTACTCGGAAGACCTGTGCTGTTACAGATTTAGATAGGATTTCAAAGGCGGCTTGGAACGGATTAACGCTATCAATCAGATCGACGTGCAGGTCATCAATATTGACAAATTTACCTGCCATCCGAATAAAGCGTTTATCACCAGTTTCCTTGATTTCTCCATTCTTGATGACGGAATCAACGACCACATGTTGGCGTACTTCTTCCACTTCTGCATCTGATAGCTCTGGATATTTGATCTTGATAATCTTCGGAATCATCACCTTGTTAATCACTTCTGGATCAACATTACCCGGCAGCGCCTTAATCATTTTATCATCCTGAAGAATTCTTGCCTTTAGATCATTTAAATCAGATTCAACAATCTCTTTTACTCTTTTCGATGAAGGCTCTTTGAAACCACGAATTTTGAATTCTCCGGGTTTTGCTTCATCGTCATCTGAGAGCTTTGTTTTGAATTTGAAATTAGGTGCTAACACTTGCTCCATCAGAAGTGAGCATGTAATGGCCTTGAGCATATTATTAACGGATAATGTAACTAAGCCATCTTCCGCATCGGGTTGCGCAATCAGATTAGTAAATTGCGCGTGGGTTTTGTTATCGCTATCACGCGTACAACGCCCTATAATTTGAATAACCTCAGTCAAAGACCCTCTGTAACCGACCGTTAAGGCATGCTCACAATACGGCCAGTCAAAGCCTTCCTTTGCCATGCCAAGAGCGATAATTAAATCAATATCATCAGCTGATTTAATATTACGCAGGTATTCCTGCACGCGATCTCTTTGATATTCCTCTACCAAGTTTGCAATTTTTAGTGTTTTCCCATCTGTATGACGTTTTAGGTATATAATACCTGTTTCAGCATCCTGATAATCAACCTCGCCAAGAATGCCTAATACTGTGTCAACTTCGTCATATTTCTCTTTTGTTGACTCACCTGAATTCACGCTGGGAATATGTAGAATTGTTTTTTTATCAGTATCTAGAACCTCGGCAATTGCTGTAGTGTAGCGACCTTGATAAAAGTGATATCCAATCCCCAAGGATTTCAGGTGCGTATAGCCATTCAACTGCTCATAGTAATTATAGGTAACTGGTATAAATTTCTTTTCGTCTTCTGGTGTAAGTACTGGAACGCCATCGCCACGGAAATATGAACCTGTCATCGCTACCACGTGAGCGCTGGATTTAGTCATTATCGAATGTAGCAATCCACCCAAGCGACTGTTTTCTTTATCTGCGGATACATGGTGAAATTCATCAATCGCAAGTAGGCAATTATCAAACTTGCTCTCATCGATCTGCTCAAAGGCAAAGCGTAATGTTGCATGCGTACAAATTAGAATTTTTTCGTCACCTTCCATAAAGCGCATAAAGGCATCCACTTTGCTTTTATCGCCTCCCGGAGTGCAGAGGTTGTATTTCTCATTAGGTTCCCAGTTTGCATAGAAGCCGTATTCTTTAAGATCAGTATTTCCAAATGAACCACCGATAGATTTTTCAGGGACGGCCACAATCACTTTTTTCAAGCCTTGGTTAATCAGCTTATCCAAGGCAATAAACATCAACGCACGAGATTTACCTGAAGCAGGAGGTGCTTTCAGAAGAAGATATTGAGCGTCACGTGCAGAGTAAGCACGCTCTTGCATTTCACGCATACCCATTGAGTTGGTTTTGGTGCTTTCCCCTGTTTGGGCATATGTGACGTCTACTATATTTGGCAT